CATTAACTACCATAATGACACCAGGTCTGCCCAGGCCTTTTGGCAATACTAATTTGACCACCAGCGGATTTGGTAACAACGGAATTGGTAGAATTGCTAACAAGATCAACAACGACAGCTTCTTTGGCAGTGGAAGGATTAGACCCGACAGTTTTTTACCCACTTCAGAATTGGTAGATCAGACCGATCAGATAGATCGTGATCCGGCATTTTATGAGTTGCCTAGAGTGGTGCATACCTATCAAGCAAACATAGTAATAGAACAGGGACTAGATCAAGATCCTGTTAGAGGCACAATTACCAGCAGCAGTCAGCGCGAAACTCCAAGTCAGGTAGTGGGATTGAGTAGCCCCGGGCGCTCTATACCAGATTTTGCCACTGACTTTCCAAACCTTGACACTATTCTCAAAGAAGGATCTTTACCGGTAGCAGTAGTTCAAAACTTTTCCAATCGCAAAGGTGGTCACTCACTGGTCATGGACGACGGCGACATCTACGGCCAAAATAGATTGTTTAGATTACGCAGCAGTGCCGGACATCAGATTCTGATGCACGACACCGAAGAACTGATGTATATAAGCAACAGCAAAGGTAATACCTGGATAGAACTAACACCCGATGGCAGCGTTAACATTTTCAGCGGAAGCAATGTGAGCGTCAGGGCTCAGCAGGATATAAATTTTCACGCAGATCGCGATTTAAATTTTCATAGTGGTCGCACTATCAGAATGTTTGCAGAAAAATATTTCTTAAATCAGACTGAAAGTTATCAAGTTACTGCTACTAAAAATGTAGCAATCAATGCAGGCAATGTGGGTATAAAAAGTGATACCACTTTACTAATGCAATCAGTCACAGGCGGTTGGCGTACATCAGCTGATCTGGTATTAAAAGGTCGCAAAATATTTTTAAACACGCAAACCCCAGCAAGTCCACTGACCAACCAACCCTTGGAGTTTTACAAACAAGGCAACAGCGAATATGATAATTCGTTAAAATTGTGGCAAGCTTCGTCAAAAACATTTGAAAGTCTCGCGCCTTTCGCGCCCACTCACGAGCCGTGGAAGAGACAAACAGGTGAGCTAAAATTAAACTCAGGCAAAGTAATCGCTTCTACGCCGCAAACCGTAAGGAAGAAATAATGTCTAATAGAGGAATAATTAACGCCGCTAGTAATCCTGTAATAAATCCAGCAAGTCGTCAATCACTAATTTCGTCTACTGCTCCTCTTGGAGTTGGTTTAAACGAAATTCGAGATACAATTGCTACATTAAACAAATTTGAAACAAAATGTTTACTTGTACAACTGGGAAATTTAGAAAGTAATAATGATGCTAGTTTAATATCTGTAGGTGTTCCTGACCTAGGAGTTTTTAAAGCCAATATCAATGCCAACACGGTTGTGAGTTGGTGGGGCACTTACTATGCAAATATAGCTACACTAACAATTACAAATGCTGATCATAGCTCAATTAAATTAGGAATGGTAGCTAATACAGCCGGTCCTAGTACAGGCGCATTAGGTAGTAATACCATGGTAATAGCAAAGTCAGTTGGTGGCAACATTACAGCAGGCAACTTCATACCAGGCTGTACCTACACAATAACCAGTGTAGGCACAACAGATTTTGTCGCGATAGGTGCTAATGCGTCAACAATTGGTAATATTTTTGTGGCCAATGCAACCGGCACAGGAACAGGCACTGCTCTTGGCACAAACAATGAAATTATATTAGGTAGCAACCATACAGTCAGCGGAGATATCAACTTCACCGTTTCGTCTTTAAAACTAGGAAAATATCAAAATTCTCAATGGTTGTTAACTAAACTAGGGTATCTCAACGATGACGGCTCTTGGAACACAAAAGATGGTGTGGACAGTAACGAAATTTTTGTGCTTGCTCCAGGAGTACAAGACTCTATCATGTATGACTTTATACAAACACAGTATTCTGAACTAATTAAATCAGGTGCTATTAGACCAGGTGACAGCAAAGAAATTGTGGGCGGAATGTTGGCCTTGGCTTATCAATATCAAGATCTTGGTAATCCCCAACTGAATGAATCTCAATTTAATCCAGATGGCACTATCAATTTAACCAATTTTTCAATTGGAACCCGGGCAAATCTTTGGCGTAATACTGGACAAGTTGTTGACAGTCGGGAGCGACCGGGGCACATTTATTTTAATGCAGGACGCTATGCTATACGCACTTTGGGTGCAGATGTAACCGAATAAATATTAACATGGCAATCACAAGATACAAAGGTTTTAGCACAATCAATCAATATAAAAAATTTAGATTGACCGATCTAGATTTGATTAAACGCGATTTATTAAATCATTTTTCCATTAGAAAAGGGGAAAAACTTATGAATCCAGAATTTGGGAGCATTGTTTGGAATATCTTGTTTGAACCCCTTACAGCCGATGTTAAAGCACTCATTGTAGAAGACATTCAACGAGTCGTTCGCTATGACCCCAGGGTAAGAATTGATAATGTTTTAGTTGATCAATTTGAGTACGGTCTTCAGATACAACTTGAATTAACTTTTCTGCCTGATAATCTAAGCGATGTACTTTCACTGCAATTTGACCGAGACACCAACAGTGTATTTGCTACTTAAAAGTACCACTTTATATTTGCGATAAATATTAAAAGATAGGTACTATACATGGCAATTACTACAAGACAAACTAGTTTATTAGTTCAGCAAGATTGGACTAAAATATATCAAACTTTTAGAGAAGCAGATTTCCAAAGTTTTGATTATGAAACTTTGCGTAAGTCAATGATTGAGTATTTGAGGACTTATTATCCTGAAGATTTCAATGATTTTACAGATAGTTCAGAATATATTGCACTCGTTGATCTTATAGCATTTTTAGGTCAAAGTTTGGCTTTTAGAGCGGATCTAAATGCTCGTGAAAATTTTATAGACACAGCCGAGCGTAGAGATAGCATTTTAAAATTAGCAAGATTGGTAAGTTACAATCCAAAACGCAGTACCCCGGCTTCGGGTTTTTTAAAATTTGATAGTGTAAGCACTTCGGAAGCAATTTTTGACAGTACTGGAGTAAATTTAACTAATCTTGTTGTTAATTGGAATGACAGTTCAAACGATAATTGGTTAGAGCAATTTACCACTATTTTAAATGCATCGTTGGTATCTACTCAGGCCATTGGCAAACCCGGAGCGTCAAAAACTTTAAGTGGTGTTAAAAATGATGAATACACCATTGACACTGTTGCAGGAATAACCCCAACATATCCATTTACAGCCTCAATAGCAGGGGTAAGATATCCTTTTGAAATAGTGAGTGCAACAAGCTCAAACGAAAATTACATATACGAATCAACTCCTGCGCCTGGCGCTAGTTTTAATTTTGTATATCGCAATGACAATCAAGGCAACGCTAGCAACAACACAGGATATTTTTTATTCTTTAAACAAGGCGAGTTACAAAGCTTGGATTTTGTTATAAGAGAAAGCTTGCCCAACAGGATAGTAAACATTAATTTTGATAATATTAACAATAATGATGTTTGGTTATATTCTTTAAACAGCAGTAGCGGCCTAGATTCTTTATGGACTCAGGTTTTGGCGGTTAATGGAATTAATGTAATTTATAATAATTTATCTGAGAGAAATTTATATAGTGTTACCTCAAGAGCAAACGATCAAGTTGATCTTGTGTTTGGCGATGGTTCGTTTACAAATATTCCAGTAGGAAACTTTAGAATCTATTACAGAGTAGGTAATAATTTAACCTACAAAGTAACACCAGACGAAATGGCAGGAATCACTATCACAGTGCCTTACATAGGCAGAACTGGCAGAGCAGAGACACTGACCATCAGAGCAAGTTTACAGTATACAGTGACCAATGCAGTCTCAAGAGAATCACTGGAAGAAATTAGAACAAAAGCCCCTCAACAATATTATACACAAAACCGTATGGTTACTGCTGAGGACTATAACACTCTACCATTCACATCTTTTAACAATATTCAAAAATTAAAAGCTGTTAATAGAACAAGTTCGGGCACAAGTAGATATTTAGATGTAATTGATACCACAGGGAAATACTCTAGTACCAATATATTTGCACAAGACGGTATAATCTACAAAGAAGATATTTCGGAAACCATTAACTTCACTTTTACAAATAGTGTTGAAGTAAATGCCATAGTAAGAAATAGATTAAGGCCTTTGATTTCTGCAATTCCTACAAAACATTTGTATTACGATACAGCAACCAGAAATAGTCCAATTGGCACAACTATTGCTGCATCTAGCATGGTAATTGGTACCAGTTACAAAATTATAAGTGCCGGAAACACCAGTTTTACTACTTTAGGAGCGCCAAACAATACTGTGGGCACAGTGTTTACGGCCACAGCAGTAGGAAGCGGAACTGGTACTGTAGCCAGAGTGCCTGTGTGGACACAAACAGGCAACTCAGCTGGTAGAAGTACAGGTACATTTTATAGTCCAAATTACACTTTTTTGGTGCAAGGAAGTTTAGTAAAATTCGTTGCACCTACTGGAAAATATTTTGATGCTCAAAATCAAATTCAAACTGGTACACCAGTAACTGAATATGAAAAAACTTATCTGTGGGCGAATATAATAAATTATGATTCCCCGGGACTAACATCAATTGCAACTTTAAGTATTACAATTCCTTCTGGGGCAATAGTTGATCAGATTATTCCTGCATTTGCCAATGACTGGTCGGAGACCCTGATCAACAATATAATTCTTCAAATTTTGAGTTATAAAACTTTTGGGTTGCGATATGATATTCCTAGCATGTCATGGCAGATCATTGAAAGTCAAAACTTAGGCACAGGCGATTTTAGTTTAACTAATGCCGGAAACACTTCGGGCACAGGACTAGAT